TCACTCTAGAATCACCGTATAGTGCCAATGCGCCATTGACTATTTTTGCACCAATATTAGTAGTTACGTGCAAATTATTGATTAATGAAGCAATTACACTTAATGACAATCCGTTGATATTAAGACCGGCTTCAGGAAGGTTATTCATTCTAATTATACCGGTTCCGCCAAGCGTAGGATTACTAGTGCCCTGTACTGTTGGCCAACTAGTAATCCATCTTGTACTAGTGAATGTAGGTGATGAGACGTTAGTATTAAAACTCGTCTCATCTTGGGCATCGCCTACTACTACCCAGTTAGCATCACTATTCTTGTACCAAATATTGACTTCGTCCACTGTTCCGGTAGAAACAACTACTGCATATTGGCCGTTTAAGCCAAAACTAGTCTTTGGTGAACCATCAACGTTGGCATTTACTGCGTAATTGCTGTCATCAATTATTAATGGTATAACGTTTTTAAATGTACCAGTTGACTTGACCCACTCAAAAATTCCCCACTTGGTATTAACAGTATCTAGCCAGTAGCTGCCATCTGCTGGATCGCCAACAGGTGCACTGGTAGATGATTTTAGTGCAGAAAGATCAACATTTGGACGTACAACATATGCACCAGAACTTACTCCGAGGAAGCTGTATGCTGTTTGTAGTCCATATTCATTGAGTTCATATCCATGTAGTGGATTATTTGATGCATCAGTATAAAATAAAGGAGTGCCGAATGTGTCAGTCAAATCCCTTTGACTAGATATAAAGTATACTTTGTCAGCATTAGCAGCAGTTGTACCGGCTGCAATATTTCCTGATGGATTGATTTTATCCTGTGCCGATGCAACTAAGATAAGAGGTACAGTTCCTGGCGCAGATGGAGTATAAAAACTCTCATTGACTACGCTAACTTGTACTCCTGGTGATTGTAAAGTGGCCATTATTGTGTTCTCCCAAACATGGTTGTTGTTTAGTATATTTAGCGAAGACCCTAAAAATTCAACGGTTAAATACTAAGTAAAGCACACGAAAAGAGCTTGATAAAATGATTAGACCAATATGTAAACAATGTAATGCAAGACCTTGTGCCATAAATTATTACAAGGAAGGCAAACCGTTCTATAGAAGTAGATGTGATCCCTGTGTCAAGGGAAAAACTCCAGGAATACCACTATGGCGCAAGTCAGGATATAGATTAAAATCTAGATGTGACAGGTGCGGATTTTCATGTCAACATTCGGCAGTGTTTAGAATATATTATATTGATGGCAAGACTTCTAATTGTCTACATACTAACCTAAAAACAGTATGTGCAAATTGTCAAATTCTTCTACACTCTGGCCATGTAAAGTGGGTCAGGGGCGACTTAACACCAGACTTCTGATTTGTTCATGTAGGTCATCAAACGAGCCATTATTGTTTAGATGCACATCGTATTCAAAACCAACTGAACTGTATTCACTGGCGTGAATTCTGAAATCGTTTTCTAGCATACGCTGAAGATATTCTTTACGATACAGATCATTTGTGGTATTGAATGTCTCGGCATGTGAAATCCAATCTGGATCAGTGCCTCTATGAGTTCTAACCGTAATGCCTCCGGCATTTTTAATTGCTTGAAGTTCATTGGGAAACCGACAGTCAGTGAGCACAACGTCTTCTCTAGAATTACGAATTTTGTTTTCCACGGATGCTACCCAGATGTCATTATGAAATCCTCGCCGAGCAACCTCAGTTCCCCATTGCTGTAATACCCAGCGCGGTGTTAGATGAGGAATTCCAAGTCTTTCTGCCCACCAGGAATCAATTTGTTCACGCCATTCTCTACTAGCTTTTGTTGATCCTTCAAGTAATTCTCTATCCCAACCAAAAATATCAGAGAGTGCATCCTTTAAAGATGCAGCAAAACTCATTCTCTTGAATCCATGAACAGTACAGAGATAGTCTGCTACTGTGTCTTTGCCACTTCCAATTAATCCGGTGATGCCTATAATCATAATTTGATTATAACATAGAAATTATAGATTGTCAACCTTAGCCAAATACAAAGGTCATCGGCGTTTCGCCCGAGCCATAGTTTTGCATATCGAGTTCCAGCCGTTCAATTTCGGCAGTACCTTCTTGTTTAAGTGCATCGCCGTTGAGTGTATTTGCGCCCTGTGGTCCAGCAATTTGAGAAAACATGGATCTTGCTTGTCCTAATATAATTTTTGCCTGTGCAGTTGCATAGTCCTTGATCCATAATCCAGCATATGGATCAGCAAGAATGGCAAAATCTGGTTTATAATTATATAGCCATAGCATAACTGTTTCTTCGCCTCGTGGACGTTGCATGATAGTTAATTTTTTAGTGGCAGGATTCCATGTAAACTGAATATAACTACCGAACATTTTACCAACTTGTTTCTGATAACTTGCAAATGCATAATATGTAGCAAGTCCGCCCATGTTAGACGAACTCAATAAGTATGTATTAGAGTATGCCAAGTTAAATGGCTCAAATAACGATCCGCCATCGCCGCCGCCTGTCCTAGAACCAATACTACGACGAAACACATCTCGTACCTCAATAACTTCTTGACCGAGTGTGTACTCATTGACATCTTGCTCTAATGTTAGAAATCCAAAACTCTCTTCAACTGAGTTAGAAGATTTTTGACGATACTTTGCAAACGCACGATCAATTGCGGTGCGATAATGTGATGGATCAAGTTCGATATCCACCATACCTTCGCCAAGCATGTTCTTGATATAATCGGTTATTGTTTGTGTTATGTTTTCGGAAGTACTCATGATATTATTTATTATAAATAGGTATATGCCAAGGATCAGTATGTACCGTCCCGAAAAGGGAAATAACTTTAGATACCTAGATAGGATAATTGAGCAACAGTTTCAGATGGGTGGAACTGATGTTTTTGTTCACAAGTATCTAGGACCAGCAAATCCTATTAGCGGAGATGCTACTCCAGGAGTGCCAAATCAAACTAACCCTATTGGAGAACTTGGCATTCAAGATATCATTCTCATGGAAAATAGAGACCGTCAATACGCACAAGATGTGTATACGATGAGAACAATTTATACAATGCAAGATTTAGATTTCAATCTCAGTCAGTTTGGTATATTTCTTAATAATGATAATATATTCCTGCACTTTCATCTTAGAAATTGTGTTGAAACGCTTTCTAGAAAACTTATGTCAGGTGATGTATTAGAGTTGCCACATCTCAAAGATGAATATGCACTTGATCAGGCAGCAATTGCGCTCAAAAGATTTTATGTTGTACAAGATGTGGTACGAGCAGCATCGGGATTTTCACAGACTTGGTATCCTCATTTATTAAGAGTAAAATGTGTGCCGCTAGTAGATAGCCAGGAATACAGTGAAATTCTTAACATGGACACTGGAGCTGGCGACGGTTCCACTCTTCGTGATCTAATGTCTACATACAGTACTAATATTCAAATTAATAATGCCATACTTGCACAGGCCGAGTCAGATTCGTCACTGAGTGGTTATGACACTCATCAATACTATGTTATGTCAAAAAGAGCAGATGGACTGAATAATATTCAAGATACCAGTGACATGGACGCAGACGCCAGTAATGAAAACTTGGCACTTAATGCATCAATGATTTTAAAAACTCCTGATGAAGATATGTATGTAGGATATCTAACTGGCAATGGCATACCTCCTAATGGATCTGCCTATACATTCGGCAATGAGTTTCCTTTAGGAAAATTAGTTGAAGGACAATTTCACCTGCGCACAGATTATTTTCCCAATAGACTGTTCAGATTTAATGGCACTCATTGGGTAAAATTCAAAGACAGTGTTCGCATGACCATGACAAATAATTATACACCTGGTGTTGCCAATCAAAATAGCTCGCTTGATACATATACTACCCTAAATAGACAGACTCAAAAGACTGGATTTATAAACAACAACAATACTGCGACTATAGCAGGAGAAGTTGTATCAGAGCGCCAGGCACTTAGTAAAGCATTGAAACCACGAGCAGATAATTAATGGAACATTTTTATGACGGTCAGTTAAAACGATATCTGACTCAATTCATGAGGTTGATGAGTAATTTTTCCTATAAAGATGGAAAAGGTAAACTGGTTCAGGTACCTGTTCGCTTTGGTGATATGAACAGACAAGTTGCACAAATAGTTAATAAAAACAGTGAGAACATCATACAGAGTGCTCCATTCATTGCCTGTTATATTAAAGAGTTGGAATTTGCTCGTGATCGCCTTCAAGATCCCACTTATGTTAGTAAAATCAATATTCGTGAGCGAGCATTTGATAGTGATGGCCAAGAATACTTGAATACACAAGGTGCAAATTATACCGTAGAGCGAATTATGCCTACTCCATTCAATTTAAAATTAGTGGCAGATATTTGGTGCACAAACGTTGATCAAAAATTACAACTCATTGAACAGCTTGCGGTTCTATTCAATCCGGCAATTGAAATACAAACAACAAATAACTATCTTGACTGGACCAGCTTGAGTTATGTTGAACTCACTGGTATTACATATTCTAGTAGACAAATTCCACAGGGCCTAGAACAGGACATTGATATTGCAACAATGACTTTTCAGGCACCTATATGGATAACTCCTCCTGCCAAGGTTAAAAAGCTAGGTATTATTACTAAGATAATTACTAGCATTTTTGATGAGGCTCCTGCCACGGCTTTACGCACAAATAATAATGGTGATGTGGTAGATTTCTTTGGTGATATTGCTCCACTAACAGTTGAATATACCACTTTAGGCAATCTAGGATTAATGGTCATGGACAATACTGCCAAATTGATCAGGCCATATAATGTGTT